TTGTTGTGTTCGAGGGGAAGCCTGAGCTGCTTGTCGGCGGCTTCAACTTCAACCTCGACGACCTGCCTGCCCCTGGCGATGTGCTGCCTTGTGGTACGCCTGTGTACTGTGACGAGTCAACCCGCGAGATTACTCCGATCATCACAGCGAAAGTTGAGAGCGTCGATGGTACTACCGTCACGCTGAAAGACCTCGGTTTTGGCCAGACCGCCATCAAGGTCGGTGCTACCGTTGCCGAGCTGGGTAGTGACTTGACTCAGGCCGCTACTTACTACGCTACCGTTGCCTCGAAAGAGGGCAACGTGCTTACTCTTAGTGGAGCCATTACTGGCCTTGCTGCCGATGACATCCTCGTGGTAGTCGATGCCGACAGCAAGAAGGTGAAGGCTATTCCCAATGCGCTCACTCCGTATGACATCGTTCGTGATGCCAACGCCATCTCCGTAGATGGTGACGGTGCTTACAAGAACGACCGTCCTGTGTTGGAGCGTCGTATGCCCGCTATCAACGATGCTATCAAGGCTGCTCTCGTTGCTGCTCGCTGTCAGTTCAAATGGTCAGACCGTAAGTAAAGAAAGGAGTTCACTATGGCAACTACAAGAGCAAAGAGTTTCTACAACCAGTACGACATCCGTCGTTATGTAGATGAGAACAATTTCAGTGTCATCATGGACACTGCCAACGCGAAGTACAACAAGGCTCAGTGGCGTATGCTCGGCAACTGGGACACTCCCAGCGACAGCAAGGTATGGAGTCAGGGACAGAAGACCGTGCCCATCATGGCTCGTGCTTCTCTTCTCTCCACTCACGGCCTGAAGCCGATGCGTAACACGTCGGGATGGAAGTTCTACACGGGTTCGACACCTAAGTTCGGTCATGGCTACACGATGGGCGAGGACGATATGTTCCTGCTCCGCGATGCCCGCAACAACACTGGTGCTACCATGCAGAGCCTCATCTACGACTCGCTGCTGACCAACGCCCAGAACATTCTCGGCGGTATGCACAACGAGCTGACCCACATGTGTTTCGAGCTGGCTTCCACCTCTGAGATTCACGAGGCTTCCGTTGACGGCGTGAAGTACGACTTCACCTTCGACTTCGATGCCAACCAGTTCCAGGAGGTTTCTCCCGCTTGGTTCATCGTCTCTGGTGATACCATCACCCCGAATGAGAATGCCAACATCATCAAGGACATCATCGACCTGCAGCGTCTCTACACCTCTGTGCAGAACCGTGACGTGAACGCTTGGATGATGAACAAGGACACGTTGGACTTGATTCTCGACCATCCCTCGGTCATCCGCTCGTACCTCGCCAACCGTGCTGCTTATATGGCTTCTCTGAGCAGCGGTACGCTGACTATCTCGCAGAGCGATTATGTCACCACCCGCACCGAGATTGCCGCATTCATGCACGACAGAGGCGTTTGGCCTTTCCTGCCCATCGACTTCAAGTCAGTCCATGAAGAGGACGGTGTTGCCGTCGAGGACGCACCCGCCTTCGACCCGCAGTACATCATCGCCTTCAACACCCGAGAGAAGATGTTCTCCATCAAGAACACCAACTCCATCTGGAAAGACCGTCAGGCTTACGGCGGCGTTGCCCGTAACACGATGTATAGCTTCGTGGAAGACCGCATTGCCGTACTGAGCACATGGGGCGAGAATCCTATCCACAACACTGTTGAGTTCGAGCTTTATGCTGGCCCCGTGTTCCGCAACCTGCGCAACTATGGCCGCGTAAAGGTATTCGGAGCACCTTCGAGTTCTTCGAGTTCTTCCAGTGAGTAACCTCTTTAAGTGACAAGTGATATGGCAGACATCTTTACCATAGAGCGATACCTTAATGGCAAGGCCAGGAACATCAAGGTTCCTGACGATACCATTGATTCCATCATCATTGATGCGGGATGTATCGGCGCGGACAAGGACACACCTTTGTCCGAGCTTTCCCAGCGTGAGCGGGAGTTATGTCTTGCGTGGCTGTATGTTTGGATAGCAGGCTCGCCTACCCAGAGCGGCGGGTGGTCTGAGGAGAGTGCCGATTGGAAGAGCAGTGAGAACGGCGAGAGGATGTCTGCTGGTGTACTCAAGCAATACCTTGCTATGGCCAATGAAATCTTCGACAAGTACGACCTTCCTGCTGTTGGTTCGGAGTCGTGGGGTTTCGTTGGTCATGGCATCCATAATCCGAGGAGATACCGCTGATGACGATAAAGCGACCTGACAATCCGCGTTTCCCGCACACCTGTAGGATAGTCCGAGCTATCGACGAAGATCCTATGGTGGACGAGAGTGAGGATGTTGTCATCTACGAAGGTGAGTGCAGGGCTTATGACAAGAACACCGTATCAGACAAGGGAGATGTCCTGAACAGCTTTCGGGGACTCGCCTTGCCCATAGACAGGGAGGGGTGGATTGCTCTTGGCACTGTTCCGCGCGAAGGTGACGAGGTTGTTGTTGACAGGGGCACTCACAAGGAGAGTGGACGTGTGATAGATGTGAACGCGGCTAATTTCGGAGGTACGCACCTCGTTTGGAAGTATGGCAGATACTAATAAAGATATCATAGATAAGGCATTCAAGGGGTATGCAGAACACATTGACAAAGTGGTTTATAACGCTTTGGATAAATGGTGTGTTGAAATCCTAAGAAAAGCCATATTTGAAAGGCTGAACGCAGACGGGGCGCATAACTTTACTGGAAACCTTATAAATTCAATCTGCGTACTTCTATATAGGAAGTCCAAGGGAACAGTGACAACATATTTCGGATATGACAAAGCTGGGTTACAGCTCCCCATAAGAAGGGAATTGTCTGGAATAACAGCACGTAAGACCCATAGAAAAAACAGGGTGCGTTTTCGTGTTGACTGGGATCAGCAGTTTGATTCGTTTATAAGAGGAGATAGCTTAATCGGTACAGATGAAAGCTGGGGCCAGAACGATGCACAGCAGTTTGCAAAGTATTGGCTTCCACAAAGTTCCAATTCAGATTTCGTAATCTGCGTGGCTTATACTTCCGAATATGCAAGTTTTGTTGAGCACGAGAGACAGACAACAGGTATTCTTATGACAGAATTGTTTGTTGAGCGGACAGCAGTTGAATGGGTTGGGCTTAAAGCAGCATAAACGATGGCAGAGAAATCGACTTTAGCAAAGATGTACGATGACCTCATCAACGCCTTGGAGGGCATTGTTGAGAGGAAGCTTATCTTCCCAGGTGGGCGACCTGACATCAAGGAGGCTGACCTTGAGGGTATGCCGAAGTACATCGTCGTCGAGCTGCCAGTCACCATCGAGGACTATGCTGTAGGAAAGCACAAGTTCCATCTCACTACTACTGGTGTGATATATCTATTCTCGAAGGCAAAGAAGAACAGGACTTTCAATGTCAACACTCTTTCGGATTTTACCGAGGAGGTTACAGACAAGTTCCCTATTCGCGGAGAGTACATCGCTGCTACAAATCCCACCGTCCTCATGAGTGGTACGGATGAGTACGGCTATCAACTGGTCACGATATCATTTGACGTACATAACAGGTAGTATTAACATTCTAAACAATTACAACTATGGCAAATATCGCATCAACCGAAATCAACAAATTCGTTGGTATCAGTGCGCTCAAGGTTGTGAAGGGCGGTTTTGACGCAGGCTTTACGCTTGGCTCTGGCAAGACCCTGACCGAAATCCCCGTTGCCGAGGATGGCGGTTTCACCTACACTGGTGGCGAGCCCTCAATCGAGCACTACAAGATTCATGGTCTGACTGCTGACTGGACGAGCAAGACGACTCCAGGCGAGACCTCCGTGAACCTCTTCGTTCCGAGCATCACCAAGTCGCTGCTGACGCTCTTCGGCTTCACCGTAGCCGACGCTGCAACGGCAGGTGGCATCGGTTCTGGCACTGGCTTCATCTTCGCAGAGACCTCTCTGGCAGTGGAGCTGGGTATCGTCGCTTTCAACGACGAGGGCAACAAGGCATTCGCCATCAAGGGTGCAAAGCTCTCCGCTACGCTCGTCTTCGACGAGGCCAACAGCGCAAAGCCCATCGGCATCAGTCTGACTGGTTCTACCTCTAAGGGTGGCGACGCAGACGCTATGGGTATCTTTGAAATCGCTGGTTCTTCGAGTGATTAAACTTTTATCCATTCTAAACAACTGGCGGTGGCGGTGAGGTTATAGTCACTGTCGCCGCTTTTGTTTGGGAGGTTTTCTAATGGTGTGCAGAATGGATATTGACTATGTTGTTCCTATGGTATTTGACGGTGATGAGCTGTGGCGGAAAGATTATATCACGGCGCATCATGTGTTACGGTATGGCGGTGGGAACGTGAGGTACAGGTCGTGGGGCACTGAGGAGCTGCTGGTGAGGTGCATCAGGAAGTTCATGCCCTTCGTGCGTACAATATATATTATATTAGCGAGGGAAAGCCAGAAGAAGGCGTGGATGGACAGCTACACCGACGGAAAGGGTGCAGTAAAGATTGTCTATCATCGTGAGTTCGTTCCGAAGAAATACCTGCCTTGTTTCAATAGCTGTACGCTGGAGATGTTCGTTCCGTTCATTGAGGGACTGTCCGAACATTTCATCTATGGGAACGACGATATGTTCCCTGTTTCCCCGTTGGAAGAGACGGACTTCTTTGTTGACGGACTGCCCGTTCAGCATTTCGGCGAGAAGACGTTTACCGATAACCCAGGTGTCTTTCAGGCGAAGTGCAGGAGGCAGCAGGAGATGGTTGCCAATGTCTTCGGGAAGAACTTCGGCACTCGCTGGCTACGCAACGGGCATGGCCTTGCCCCGATGTTGAAGAGTTTATGTCTGGAGGTACGCAAGAAGTTTGACAAGGAGATAACGGACGGTATTACGCTGTACCGTTCAGAGACGAGCTACAACCAGTATCTTTATGTCTTGTGGCAGTATTTCACTGGCAGGTATCACGACGGGAGGGTTGAGAGCACCTATCTGTCCGTGAAGAACTCTGTTGAGCATGTCGGTGATGTTATGAGCGATGCAATGGGAGTCGTATGTATGAACGACCATGAAGTAGTGCAGGATGTGTACGACTATGCCTCCGTTTTCCGCTCTGAAATAGAAAAAAGATTATCTGAGGACAATATGAGAATAGTATTGATAGCCATCGGGCGCAGAGAGAACGAGTATGCAATGGAGTGGGTGGAGCACCATCTGTCCGTAGGTTTCAGCCACATCGTCATCTATGACAACAACAGGGACGGCGAGGAACACTTCGAGGAGGTGTTGAAGCCGTATATTGACAAGAGGAAGGTGGAGGTCATCAATTATAGGGGCAGGGAGTCAGCCCAGCGAGACGCATATAACGATGCGTACAAGCGTTTCTCCTCCAAGTATGACTGGCTCGCTTTCTTCGACTTCGACGAGTTCCTGTGCTTCTCCAATGATGGAGAGGTCAAGTCCGTACAGGCGTTACTCCGTTCTGTTCAGAAAAAGCATGATGCGTTGATGATTCCTTGGCTGATGATGACGGACAGCGGCCTTGTGCGCAACGACCACCGCCCGCTGATGGAGCGTTTCACCGAGAGCCTGCCGCAGACGAGAGTGCCAGGGAAGTGTATCGTCCGTACTGGCATCAAAGACTTACGGTTTTCACGTAGCGTCCATGTTCCGAGCAAGCCCGTGCTGCGTTGCTGCAATCCGAGCGGCGAGTCAGTACGTCAGCATCGTGAGCAGAAAGCAGACACCAGCGTTTGCTTCTTGAAGCATTTCTGTACGAAGACTATTGAGGAGTGGCTGTCCAACAAGTGGAAGAAGGGGACGGCTGGCAGGTCGATGGCACGTTTCGTGAATGACTACAAGGACTACTTCTTCCGTATCAACGAGCGCACCCCAGAGAAGGAAGTCTTCATCCGAGAATTTAACGGCGCACAGGACAAACTGGTTCTCTGTACCATAGGAAGGATGGAGAACGAGTACGCCCGTGAGTTTATAGAATACTACATCAAGATAGGTTTTGACCAGATAATCATCATAGACAACAACTACGACAAGGAGGAGCACTTTGAAGATGTCCTTGCGGATTACATTTCTGATGGTAAAGTAATCATTGAGGACTACCGCAACCGCCAGCGGACACAGATGATAGCCTACGAGGATATCTACAGGAAGTACGGCTCCCTGTGCGCTTGGATGGCGTTCTTCGACTTTGACGAGTTCTTGGTTGTCAACGGCAGTAGCGTAAAGGAGTGGCTTGCCACATTCCCGCCCGATGCCGACGAGGTTCTTGTGAACTGGAAAATCATGACCGACAACGGGCTGCTGGAGAACGACGGCAGGACGATGGTAGAGCGATTTACGGAGCCTATGGCAATAGACAGGGCATTGAAGCATGGCATACCTGAGAACAACCATGTCAAATGTATCATTCGCGGCGGTCTCGGCGAGGTACGCTTCAAGAGGAATCCCCATTCGTCGGAGAGCTGTACCCATTGCTACCATGCGAGCGGTGTCCCGTGTGAGTCAGCCCCGTTCTATCCCTGTGACCATTCAGTTGCATACCTCCTCCATTATTCCACGAAGACTATCGGAGAGTGGATGCGCAACAAGTGGCAGAAGGGTGTCGGTACTGTGCAGGGAGAACGGTTCAAGCAACGGTATAGCGAATACTTCTTCGGCATCAATGCGAGGACTCATGAGAAGGAGGCGTATATCAACGCTTATGAGAAGAACAGGGAGAAACGGCTGGTAGTGTGTATCGTACACTACAACACGCCAGAGCTGACGTTGGCAGCTATCCGCTCACTGTGGAAGCATAGCCCTGGCTGCTACGTCATCGTGTTCGACAATAGCGACAGCAAGCCTTTCACTTACAGGATGGCAAACGTGGAGGTTATCGACAACACCAAAGGCCAGCTTATCGACTTCGGCAAATGGCTTGCCACCTTCCATGACAAGCAGCCGATAAACAACGCCTTTGCGTCGGCCAAGCACTGTTACTCCGTACAATGGCTCATCGACCATCGTCGCCGTCCGTTCCTGCTCATGGACTCTGATGTACTCATAAAGAAGGATATTACGCCGCTGTTCGACAGCAGGAACGT